CTTGTAACGTAGATTTCCTGTGTCGAAATCTGGTTCCATCTTTGTTGATAGAGGAGCACGAACAAACATCTTAGTACCATTAGGACAATCAGTCTTAATGTACCAAGCATTTGTATCCGTGAAGCGACGATTAACAAAGAAACCACCGGGAACTAGACCCTGATTACGTACAGAGTTGATAGCGTTCTGGTTGGTTGCACCATTTGTAGTAGTTGTTGGATTAACACCAATAACTGTTGTCATCTGGCTGTTTAGAATCTGATCTGCTGTAAAGGCAAGATCAGAAGGAACGTGAAGAGATTCAGCTTGTGCACCAATTAGAATGCCACGATCATCTTGAGTTTTTGAGATTGTAATAAGAGCAGTCTCAAGTGAAGCTTCAGATAGATCGGTAGCACCTAGAGTGTTGGACTGATTTCCGTCACCTACTGTAGGATGGGATGCTGAGAATAGTGCAACACCATCTCCACCAAGATAAGAAGTAGAGAAGCCNTTATTGAAAACGTCTGCAGCTTTTACTTGCTTGGTGTTTGCCATTGCACGGGCAAGACCACGTGCACGAAGTTTGGCAAAAGTATCATAGAGGTTGTCTTCCATAGCTTCTTCAGTAACAGCAAATGCAAGAGCGACTGTTTCTGCTGTATAGCGAGCAGTATAGCCTTCCTGTGCGTCATCATACTGGACTGCAGCACCTTCACCCTTTACAGGTGCAGTACCAAAGCCGGTGAAAAGAACTTCTTCTTCAAATGCACGATCTGATTTTTCAATTTCGTAAAGTGGTTCATGTTCATTATCCACATCACCATATTCAATACCAAAGATAGCATTTAGACCGGGAAGAAGTTCCTTGGCAATACTAGCGCGATTAATAGCCATTTTTCAAATACTCCTTCTTAACCTGCTGGTGGCTCAGAAACGCCAGCAGATACATAAGCATCGTAGTGACGTACAATACGTACTTCTAGCTTAGGAAATGCTCGTTCTGCTGCCACATCAATATCATTACCGGGGATGTCAATAACGGCAATTGGACGAATCATGGCACTAGCGGTTGTGCGAGTACCTGCTTCAAGACCGAAACCTGACCGACCTGTAACAGTTGAGCCACTACCAAGAGTGACATTAAAGTTAAATCCACCATTAATGTCACCAATCGAAACTGAAGCATCAGCTTGAATTTCAAAGGTAGCATTTGGATCGTCAACAACCATTGCTTTAGCGTCAGTTGCTGAAAGAGCAGCAGTCCAAAAATTGGACCACTTAGGTTCTCCGTTTTCTACATAACGACAACCAGTGAAGACACCAATTGCTTTCTGTGTAATTGTAGTTAGGGCTACGACATATCCGGCTGCTTGTGAAACAATATCACCATTATACATTGCAGTGGCTGTACCTGAAGCGATTGGGTATTCATTCATACCGGAACCGTTAGGTGCACCACCACGTCGGCGGGAAGGGCGTAGTCCAGATAGTGCTTTAGTAGTAGTCATAGGACACTTTCCTTTCTATGATATATACAAATTGTACACTAGTAATCTTTATGTAGTAGTAAGCTTACTTTATTCTTGAAACTTAGCTTGTTTACCACGACTTACTTTTGTACGGCTGTTGTTAGAGATCGGCATACGAGAATCTGAACTATTCATTAGCTGGGCATTAACTGCGGCAACCATTTCTCGGCTACGTCCCTCATAAAAGTCTTTACGAGATTCTGCAAGTTCTTTAGGCATCTTTGCTAAAGCTAAGTCTCCACGACAGACTGCACCTGCATATCTTCCTCCCTCTCTCACGTCAGAGGAGTGTAACATCTCTGGAACTTCTTCAGCTTGTACAAATTCCCAACCTTCACCAGTACGTTTACCTACATTTTGGTAATCTTCTTGATTACGTAGAGTAATACGAATCCAGCGTAATGCCATGCCTTCATTAAGAAAACGAGTTATTACTGATGCTGGTATTTCTAGCCAATTAGGTTCTTCAAATACTGTACGCCGTTGTTTAGTTTCGCGAGTTATGTCACTACGTGATTCAGTTCGTGTTGTCATTGTATATCCTTCCACGCTCAATTAACTATAAATTTCTGTATATTCGCCTTCAGCATTATCTGCCTTTAGCTTTTCTGCAGCAAATTTTTCCAAGGGTATCCCCCACTGATTAGCTCGTCTAACATCTTCCGGTGTTAGCTTAACTTTGTTACTCCGCGAGGTTTGAGGTGTACGTGAAGCACCTGCAACTACTTGGGCAGAATTTGACGGTGTATCCTGCAACCGTGGTGTTGCTTCTTTCTCCTGTTGTACAATAGGATTAGGAGCATCTGCATACTTATGAGGAAACTGGTTACGTAACTTATAATCAATCGCTTCATAAAAGTCGTCCTCAGTTGGATCATATCCTTCTGACTTTAGTTCAGCATCTGCAGCTAGTGCTGCTGCTGTCATAATCTGGTCATTACCAAACCATGCATTCTTACTAGCCCAATCTACAGCTTTTGGATCATACTGTGGTGTAGCAGATACATTCTGTTGAGGAGTTTGACCAACAGCTTCAAGCCGCTGATTATATTCCTCCCAAGCACGTTTCTGCTGGTCTACTACTGTAGTCTCTGCATAAGACTTGGACAATTCTTCTTGAGCAGCAAGCATCCGGTCTGTATCGCCAGAATCTGCAGCTTGTTTATAAATCTCTCTTGCTTGTTCAATACGGTTAGTTAGCTGTCCTGCTGTACTATCAATATTATTCTTTAAGCTAGAAGATAATTCCTTTTCTCTTGTTTGAACGGAAGTACGTAGATTACTTACCTCTAAACGAAGATTTTCAATTTCTTCTTCACGTTCTTTACGCTGCCGAATAAGCTGTTTAATACGCTTTTCTGCACCNTTTGTCTTTATCCCCTCTAGTTCTTCGGGGATTTCTGTTTCAGCTTGTAGTACTTCTTCTTCTTCTTCTTTTTCTTCTTTTTGTACTAGGCTAGCCTTTGGTTTTTCTTCTTCTTCTTCTTCTTCAATCTCAAACTCTACTTCTCTGGAAGAATTTCCTCCAGAAGTATCTGTAACATCGATTTCTGACCATTCTGATAGGTCTGCTTCATTCTCTTCTGACATATGTATTACTTTCTCTCTTCCTTTTTCGCTAGTTGCGATACTAACGGTTACGACACTTTATTTTTATAGTATATATTAGTAATTCTAATTAGACAAATTAAATGTTGGGTCAAGAGAAGCAGGATTATCTAGCTTCATAATGATCTGGTCATCAAACAATAGTAGCAGCTTGACACCCTTATAAACAAACTTCTGTCCAATTAACTTACCATAAGCTACATAATCACCTTCTTGACACCAAGCACCCAAAGGGAACTTTTCTTTATCGTCATAAGCTAGATCACCAAGTTTAAGAACTCTACCTACTGTAGTAAGATAAGCGATATCGTCCCTAGTTGAGTCAGGAAGAAGAATACCGCCCTTAGTTTTATTCTTAATAGATACTGGTTGTACCAGTACGTAATAACCCGGTAGCTGTGGTAAGTCTTCTTTTTTAATTTCAACTCCCTCATCTGTAATCCAATCAGAATTAGAAATTGCTTTACCTAATGTAGCTACTTGCATTTTACTTTTTAATCCTCTTCATATATACGAGTTTTAACGATATTGACGAGATTATCTTTTGATAATTCAATCCCCTCAATTCTACCAACTATCTGGCGATAATCAGCATAACTCGAAGCACTGCCGTATGCAAGTAAATTTTTTAGTTCTTCTATTTGCTTATCGTATTCTTGTGTTAGCTCCTCCCATAAGGTCATTTACTTTGCTTATTACTTTCCTTTACAAAAGCTGTTACCATATCGGCAGCTTTAATCATTTTAGTTGTGTCTGAAGATTCTTGAGACTTAGCTAGCTCCATAATAGCATCTAAGGCTGCAATAGCTTTCTTTGCATTACGATCTTTTTCTTTTTCTTGAATACCCGTTGAAGTCTTAATACCTTCTTTCATCATATCAATTTGAATCTGAGCTTCCTTCAGATCAAGCTCACGATTCTTCATTGCAGCTTCTACACTTTCTTTAGCTGTCTGTGCCTGTATCTTAGCTTGTTCAATCATTACACGCTGCTGTTCAATCTGAACCATCTGTGCTTCAGGCGAACCTGCTTGCTGCATCTGTGCTGCTGCCTGATTAGCTTGAGCAACCTGCTGTGCAGCCATAGCCATAACTTGTTCCATGACTTTTGGATCATTAGGATCGACCTGACCTGAAGCAACAGCCTCTGGACCATACTGCTGAATAATCTGGGCTGCAGTACCGTGTAGTTGTTCCTGATACTTCATAATTATATGCTCTTGCATATTAGCTTCAATAACAGGAGCAATACGTTGCATTAATGGATTTTTACCATTCTGAGGGTCTTGCATATATGCAGTCTTAGCTTGAATATGTGCATCATGGTTCTGACCCATAAAGGCTTTAATTGGTAGACCTTTGACTGCAGCCATAATATCCAAGATTGGATCAAGAGGAACAGGGGAAGGTTTACTGGGCATAATCTTATCTAGATTAGGTACATTAGCTGTCTGAAGAATAGAACGATTAAGTTCTTCCATATCGAACATGCCGGGTGGTGACTGCTGTGCTAACTGTAGTGCCATCTGAGACATCATCATGCGATGTGCGTTAGACGGAATGTTAGGATCAGATACTGGAATAATGTCAACACGACCATCAAAATCTGTCTTATAGATTTTTAGACTATGTTCAGGAAGCTCACACATAGACTCTTCTGGAAGGTATTCGTAGTTAATACGTCCCAAGATTTTAAATTCGTCTCTTTGTGCTTTATGTAGGCGCTTATGGATAGCAGAGAAGAACTTGCTACTTGCTTCCAAGAGAGCCATAGTTGTTCCTACAGGACCATAACTAGCTCCATCAGAGATAACCTGTTCTGTACTATCAGCAAACTTTTGTGCTGCATTAGAGACAAAACCAAGCATCTGGAAAAGAGTCTGTGATGGTTCTTTGTAGGGAAGAGGAATGATCATTTTAGATAGATCATTACCTACAGCCTCAACTTCTTTCCACTCCCCCGGAGCAATCGGGTCATTATCTCCTACTATACGTAGACCTTTAGCCTTAAAACCGCCGGGTAGGTTAGCAAACTGACCAGCATCGACCAGACCACGCATTGCTGCTGTAGCTGTCATTGTTAGATTGCCGAGGAAGTGGATTAATCCCAAGCCATAAAAACCAAAGCCGGGAACAAAGCGATAGTGAGTAAAGAATATTTTCTTTTCACGTCGCTTATCTTTAATATCGTAGTTACGACGTACAGACAGAACCTGTCGTGATTTATAATCAATCGTAACAATGTAAGGTAGAGACAGACCGTCATCCTCTTGGAAAGGTTCTGGGAGGTCCAGATAGCAGTGCTGTTCTAGTAGAACATACTGTGGGTCATGTTGTGAAGAAGGAGAAAGACCCAAGATCGTATCCATCTTCTGTGCCATTGCCGATTGGTCTGGCATAGAAGCTTCTGGTAAGTCAACGTCGGCATACATACCTGCGACTGTATCACGTTGCATTTCGATTGGACTACGATAAATCACATGAGTATAACGATCTGCTCTTCGCAGGTCCGTAGCGTAGTATGAGATATAAAATTGATCAATAGGAACAAACTCAGAGACAGGCCGATTAAGGCTCTTATCAAAGTATGTCTTCTTGAAAGCTGAACCAATAAGGGGTAGGTGGAACAGCATACGTTCAAATTCGTCAAAGTATTCACCCATCTGATCTGTGATCTGATAGTTCATAAATGCTTTAACTCGTTCAGCTTGAGCTTCTTTTTCTTCTGTCTTATCACCAATGATCTGGGATTTAACAGGACCGGCAGGAGGAAATAGCTCCTGTGTTGCTTTAGATTGGAACTTAACGGCTGACTCAATAAGGATCGGATGTACTGCTGTACATGCTCCTTCAAAGGGTTCTGAAGCTTCTTCTAGCTTTAGACCGAGTAGATCAAAGCCACGCTCAAACATGCTTTCCCACTCAGAACGAGAGTCTTTGTCAGCTTCAAAATTTTCAATAACCTTATAGGCAATATCTTCCAGAAGATCGTCATCCATATCATCTGCTAGATTACGGTAGAACTCTTCTGGTTCTTCCTTCTGCTGCACTTTGGATCGTTCGTCTTCTGGTGGTTTAAACTCTACAACTATACCACCATCTTCAGGATCAACCTCCATGAATGCTTCATTGCCATCTTCGTCT